GGAATGGGTATGGTGGCGTTAGGCGCAAAAGATATTGTTCAGTTCAGAGGTGGAGAAGATGAGCAAAGCCCAGATCTCAGAACCAGAAACATGGGCAAGTTTGCTGAATACCTTGGCTACGACGAGAAGACTTACGGGGATGCCGATGATTTCTTAGGCTGGTATTTCGAGGGACTCATCCAGATGGGTGGTCTTGGTTTGCTTGCAGACTTACTGCACTCAACAGTTTCTCAGGTTGACAATGGATCATACGGACAGACCAGAATTGCTAGTGCTGTTCTAGGCCCGTCGTATGGCTTGATGTTCACTGATGCTCCGAATGTTGCAGCAGGTATCATGGATCAGAACGACGATTCCAACGCTAAAGAACGAACTGCCGCACGTACTGTTGCAGGTAGAATCCCGATAGCTGGAGGAATAAGGGCCACCAGAAATGGCCTGACTGACATGATTGCTGGTGAAGCAAAGTCATCTAAGTCCAGAAGACTTGGTGACACAGACATTGGAGACAGTGGTTTAGGTGGTGGAAGTTTAGGAGATAATAATCTGTGATTAAGAAGCTAGAGGTAAACTCTCGCTTCAACAAGTATGACATTAATAGAGACGGTACGGTGACTGACGAAGAAATGGCGAGAGCCAAAGATATGCTTGAGTTGGAGCTGAGAGAAGAGAAAACACAGCAACAGCAACGTATGGCGTGGGGAGCAATGGCTACCATGCTTGTTTTTACAATCCTGTTGTTCACTCCAATCATACCCGTTGACCGTGTGAACGCGCTGTCAGACTTGCTTGGCTTATTCTACATAGCCCAAGCTGGCGTCGTTGGCACGTACATGGGAGCCACAGCTTTAGCGGCGAAGAAGTAGCATAGGGACGACAACTTACGGCGTTCATACGAGAATGATCTCGACTTGAATTTACGGGAGACCCCTCATGTTACAATCACTAATTGGGCCAGTATCAAATATCCTCGATAAGTTTGTTGCCGATGCCGACCAAAAGGCTGCGCTCGCCCACGAGATAGCAACCATGGCCGCCAAGCAAGCGCACGAGGTGGCGATAGCTCAAATCGAAGTCAACAAAATGGAAGCTCAAGGCAACTGGTTTCAGTCGTCGTGGCGACCCCTTGTGGGATGGGTTTGCGCGATTTCGTTTGGTTGGCATTTTGTGTTCCAACCACTCTTAATATTCGTGCTGACCTACGCAGGTTTAGAAACCCCTGCTCTGCCAGAGTTTGATATGTCTGCTCTTCTAACAGTCCTTGGAGGACTATTAGGTTTGGGATCTCTTAGAACATTCGAGAAATTTAAAGGAGTTACAAAGTGAAAGAAAAGATAATTGCAACATTCTCTGCTGCTGTCACTGAAGTCTTCGCAACACTAAAACATAAAACCATGTGTGGAATTATATTCTCTGCTGGTGTGTTGCTTGGTCTGCTGTTGTTAGCACCCCTGCTATAAGAAAGGAAACTAATGCCCAAGTTTAAGTTGAGCCAACGGAGCCTTGACCGAGTGGAGGGAGTTCATCCCGTATTGGTCAATGTTGTGAAGTCTGCCATCATGGTAACGAAGGTAGATTTTGGCATCACATGTGGGGTAAGAGACCTCGCAACCCAGAAAAAATTACTGGCTGCCGGGAGAAGCTGGACGCTAAAATCAAAACATTTACCGCAAAAAGATGGATATTCCCATGCTGTAGACTGCGTCGCTTATATTGACGGAGATGTCTGCTGGGAGATCGAAGTCTACGATGAGATTGCAGATGCGTTCATGCAAGCTGCCGATGGAGTTCGTCAAGTTCTTAGTAAAGACTTCGATATTACTTGGGGCGCGGCTTGGCACAAACCGATTACCCAATGGAGTGGTAGTTGTGAAGAGTTATGCAACGAGTATGTAGATCTCAGGCGTTCTCAGGGTCGTCGGGTTTCGATGGATGGCCCTCACTTTCAGATCGAGAATATATCTTAGGGGGAGATAACTCTCCTCCAAGTGCCGCGTAAGCAGCAAGATCTACCCATGAATCATCATGATCTATGCTCTGACATAGCCGTGAGATCTTTACCCATGCCATCATCAAAGCTACGTGGCCTTCATTTATCTCGCCATGTGTAGTGAGAGCGGCTTGTATAATGACGTTCCATCCCTGCTTGATCCGACAAAAGTTTGCATGGGCTGACCCATAATCTTTTGCTCGGTCGCCATTAATAAGCTCTTCCGCTAATTTAAGTATCTCATCTCTATTCATCATCGGTGCTTTCTAGATCGACGACGAACTGATATTCCATTCTGAGTGCTTCAATCTCGCTTTCTGTCATTCGGACATCATGTTCCAAGTCTGCGACCTCGTCCCTTAAACGTCGTCGCTTGTCCTTCGCTTTCGAGAACTGATCTATAAATTCTTGGCTACCATCGTCCTGCTTATTCAAGACTTCGAGGCGTTCGCTTATCGAGACAATGTCGTTCTCACATTGCTTGATCTTCCTCAGTTGAGTCGACCGTTTTTCCGATAGCTGATGAAACTCCTCTATAATTTTAGTAAATGCCATAGCTATTCTATTCCTTCGAGAGGGGTTCAAACTGCTTATATTCTGCACAAATTTCCCTTGCCTCGTCGTCCAGTTTGGTACACTGCCAATTCCCGTCTGGTCTAGGCAAGGAAAATGCGCACGTAGTGCAGTGCTTGGGAACTTCTCTATCTTCCCAACACACTCCTCGCTTAAAACAACCTCGGCAACGCCAGTCGGTTCCATCTGTGCTGACCTTTCTGACCCTCCCAGATAAGGCTCTTTCAATTCTTTCTGTAATATGCGCGTATTCAAAATCATCAAACTTAACTACCTCCGCATGATATTCACTGTTGTTTTTATTGATCGCCACGAAAAGAGTTTCGGTCATTTCCCCCATGCCCATCATCATCTGGACTTGGCCAAAGTATCTTGGGTGGCTAACCTTAACGCCAGACTTCTTGAATTTGCTGAAGCTCGCGTCGTTCATGCTTTTGATTTCTAATATGCGAACGACACCTTCTTCATCTTCAACCAACCCGTCAGTGTGGCAGACTATATGTCCACCCCATTCCTCATAGGTGTGTTGTCTTCCAGTTAGTGCGTCTACTTCCCAGACTCGAAGATTTGCTTTGTCCTTCAAGTCCTTCACGACCACGTCTTCTAGTATGTGGCCGAGATTAAAAATTCTTTGTAACCTCGCATCGGGTGGCTCGTTAGGAAAACCTCGTAAATTATAAGCGAGCATGGCATCACACGGAGTACCTATGACGCTTGCGCCAATATATCTACGTGGTTTTTCCTTTTGATCCCTCTCGTAACCAAGGTCTATTGCCTGTACTACTTGCTCTGCCTTCATTCTTTTCTCTTATAAAGTAAGGGGGAGCTTGCGCTCCCCCTCCCTGCGGTTTAAAACGGGATTTCGTCATCCAACTTATTACCTCCACCAGACGAACTGTCGTCCGAAGATGCTGAATCGAAAGACTTTATTTCGGGGTATTGTTTAGTCTCACCGTTTTTCTGAAAAGGTTTACCCATCCCCACATAAACAGACGCAGTTAAACCTTCTATAGTTTTTACGTCTCCGGGCTTATCCGGGTTTGGATGTCCTCCCGCAATTAAGAAAGACTTGAACATTCGTCTTCCTATTTCTTGAGCTTGGTCACTTGTTGTGTGAACTAGGTTGAAGCTATGACCCAATGCGCCTTTGCCTCCTACCTTTTCAAACTTGCAACGCAGTCTCTTGTTACTGCCACCGAAGTCTTCCATTGCAGCCTCGGTACATTTAACAACATGTTCCCCTTCTGAGAGCAACATGCTTCCAGAACTCTCCTCTACATCTGATAGATCAAGAGATCCAAAACCATTCCAATCACTCATTTTTCTCTCCTTTCTTCTGAGCTGTCTTAGCTTTTGTGTATGCCTCGTAGTCTTTGTCTGGCAATGCCATTCGCGCAAACAAGGCGGTGATGTCGTCGACCTGCTCGTAAGGTTTAAGCCTATTTCTTGGATCTCGGACTTTTCCATGCCAACCCGACACTTCATCCGTTACTACGAAACGTCTGACTTTAGGTGTGCCTTGGTCGTTTTTCTCCGTAGCTCTAACACCACAAAGAACATGATCGAATAGTGCAGGTACATGCTTGCTTACTGCATTACCTTTCACTAGCGGCCAGTATTGAGTGACGTCGTTAGCGTCTTTCTCTTCTTTGGCCAAACAGGTTACATAGACGTGGATGGGTAGATCCCTTATCCACTTCAATGCTCCAAGCATCAGGCGGTTGTAATCACCCCACATCTGGAAACCATTGCTGTTACCCTCGTACTCTTTTTCTAAGTGCGAAATCAACTGCTCTGATAACTCTGTCAAGCTATCAATGGCTAACCATTTGTATTCCTGATTTTGGAAGTCTTTAGATTTCAGCATGTTAATGATGCCACGGAAACTGAAGACGCCGTTCTCTGGATCATGCTCTTTATCCCACGAAGTGAATGGAACATAATCAATAGAGACATCTTCAACAGACTTGAGTCCGCTTTCTCCCGACAAGATCAATCCCTTGCCGTATCTATTCTGAAAGTTACGACACTGGTAAGTCTTACCAAAGCCGTGGTGAGCGTATAACAATACCTTGATCGGCCCATCGCTCTGAAGGGACGAGGTATTCATTAATTTAAACATGACGTATTACCTTGATTTTAGGTGAGTCTAGCTTTCGCGTTAATGCAGGTTTCAATTCTTCCTGTTCGTGAACTGGAATCTTGAGGAACTTGCGCTTGTCGACAGTCAAACTACGATTGACGTAGGTTGGTATCTCGCCCTGAGAAAAGATCTTATCTAACATCTTCTTATCCCAAGACCATCTCTCGGATCGTCGGACGACGACCTCGAATGATGAGGTAGATATTGCTAACTCTCCTGCTTCCTGTGGGAATAGGTGAGACATCTCACCCTCTAATTGACCTATCCGCTCGGAGATCCTTTCATGTTCCTTTACAAGGTCATGGTATTCACTCGCTAACGGCTCAAGTCTATCGGCAGTCATGCTCGCTGTTTTGGACACGGGCTTGAGCTTTGAACCCTCAAGAATGTCCCAATCGTCTTCTATCATTTTTAGCCTCCTTTTTGCACCAGCATACTCGTTTGGTGTCTTTACATACTCGGCAGGTGTATTATAAGATATACATAGAAACGTGCAAGCGAAAAATTGAAAGGAGAAAATTTGTGAAAATTAGGCTGAACATCGAGGCACTTATCGCTGATTGCGGTGGTGCTTCACAGACTGCGAAGATCGCAGGTGTGGTGCGTACAGCACCGTACTCATGGATTAAACGTCAGTATGTTTCCAGCCGCGTATTAGAGCGGATTAAAGAAGCTCGCCCAGACTTAGACTTTAACATTTACTTTGATGAGGACGATAATGAAAACAAAACTGGATGCGGCTCTGGAGTATCTGGATAGAGGTTGGTCAGTTATACCAATCAAACCAGAAGGTAAGAGACCAGCAATTAAATGGAGGGAATATCAAGAGCGATTACCCACAGACGAAGAGATAGTAGAATGGTGGACTAACTGGCCAGACTACGACATAGCGATTATTACTGGCGAGATTAGTGGTGTCGTTGTTGTGGATTGCGATAATGATGAGGCGGCACATGCGGCTTATGACGCACACATGCGGTCGCCGATTAAGGTGAAAACCAAGAGAGGTAGTCATCTTTATTTTACTCACCCTAAAGACGGCATTCGTCGTGGCCCACGGGCAGGTGTCAACAGCCGTGGAGCAGACTGGCCTAAGATCAACGGGCTAGACTTTCGCGGGGATGGCAGCTATGCACTTCTTCCGCCGTCAAACAATTACGTCTGGGATTATCCGCAGCACGTCTTTGACTGGGATGAGATGCCTGTATGGGAGGATTGGAAACCAAGTCTACAGGATGACCCGGATGGTTCCGGGTTTCATTTCAGCAGCCTAGACTTATCAGACGTCACACCTTTCCACCCAGACGAGTTGATGTGTGAGTGGGACAGGACAGCAGCGTATGTAAAACAAAACTTTCCCACCTCTTTGAAGATACCGTCTGGTCTTGGAAACGGTAGAAACGAAAGGGTGATGCGTTACATCTCCGAGTCTATCCTTGAAGGTTACTTCGGTGCGGAATTGCGTGTTCGTGGCTTCGCATTTATGAAGGAGTTCTTTGAGGACAGACTTGATGACCGAGAGTTCGAGGCGACGGTTCAGTCAATGGAACAGGCCGAGCGACGTAATCATCCAGAAAGGTTTGATGAAAAAGGTGACTATATATATAAGCCTTACATCAAAGAAGGTAAGGACGAGGAACCCAAGCCTAGAAAGCTAATAAGAATGTCTGATGCTCAGCAACTATTAGAGCAGTCAGATGCTAAAAGTTACTTGATAGAACCATGGCTTCCTAGTAACACTATCGTGCAGGTCTTCGGCTATTCTGGCCACGGTAAATCTCTCTTTGTACAACACGCAATGTCTGCGCTCTGCGCTGGTAGGAAATACTTCGGCCCGTTTGAGATCGGGAGACCTGCACGAGTTCTATACCTAGACTTCGAGATGGGTATGGCCACGATTGCAAGACGACTTATCGAGATGAGCCAGATCCATGGAGACACGGGAGACAGACTTAACATCTGGACACCATTTGTTTATCAGAAAGAGATGGATCTCAACCAGCGAGAAGGGCTGGCAGAACTCAAAGAGTGGATAGACTTCTGTAATCCAGACGTGGTTGTTGTAGATACAATAAGGTCTGCGTATCCCGGCCTGTCAGAAAACTCAGCAGACGAATGGGCAAAGATCAACAAGCTCGCAGTCAAGCTAAGAAACTCTGGCATGTCTGTCATCATGCTACACCACAGCAATAAACCTAGTGAAAATGGTATCGGCAGGGAAGCAGGTTCAACAAACCAGCTCACCGTGCTGGAAACTCAAATGCGGGTTGCGCAAGTCTACCGTGATGAAGACACAGCAAAACAGAATGCTGCTATCTGGGACGGGACATACGATGATCCTGTATGGCCAAGACTTGAGTCAGGTCTACCAACTGACTACAGGTTATATATGGTTATGGAATTGAGGTATGGAAAAGTTCGTGAGTGGACTGACATGCACGACAGGGTACAGTGGATAGGGTTTGCCGCTCACAATAAGACAGACGAAAAGATTATTGTATCAAGCAGGTCAACCAAGCAGAGAGCAAAAGATATGGCTCTCGATGGACATGATCCTATTAGAATAGCTGATCGTCTGGAGCGTCCGCTTCGTCTGATTCACGATTGGTTGGAGATTGACAAGGAGTAATACTAATAACACGGACGCCGGGGCCGAACACTCTCCGGCATTCGTCTACAAATTGCGCAATTTCTGGATATTTACGTCTGTTTTCTTCTGCTTCTTTGCTTCGTACTCGCTTCGGTTCATCATGTACTGATGATAAGCGGTGCTCATTAGGTGGGTTGGGTCGGTCGTCTGCCTCACATACGGGTTGTTCAAGATCGAGGTTCCCACTTTCTCTAGCGTCTCTCTTTCTTTTCCATTCGTCGTATTTTTTTTGTTGCGCAAGTATTTTTCTCTTACTCATTGTGTACTCAAAACGATACACTCGACCCCAGCTAGTAGACTAGCAGCTCTAAGCGGTCGACTCTCTCGAACGCGGAGCGCAAGCGTCTGCGTTCGTCGTCTCCCGTCTCCGAGCAAGGCGAGTGTATCGCTATTTACTTTCACAATCAACCCTAAAGTTGTAAAAAAAACGCTTTAGGTGTTGCTAAAAAGACATGTCTCGTCTAAGGTACACGCAATCCTGTTAATACAGGAGTGCGAAGGAGACTAAATTTAAATGCCAAAAGTGGTTCGTGTGTCAGACACGGACTTGCAATGGCTCCGCGAAGAACATGACCGTCACTCTTACTCTGACCTAGCGACACGCATTGGATGTTGCGTAGACACATTAAAAAGAATCCTCGTCCGTGAAGGATTGCAGGAGTTCGACGGTGCTAAATACCAAGTTCGTAGAGATTTTGAAGAGAAGACGTGGACTCGTCCATGTATGAGTTGTGGTAGCAAGGAAAAGAGACCGAAGAATTGGTTCTTCTGTAGACCTTGCCGCAAAACAATGGGGTACGAAGATTGACTACTCCATCTAAACGCAAAGGCGATAACTACGAGAGAGAGTTAGCCGCCTACATCAACGATAAAGTAGGTACTAAAAGTTTCAGAGCACCACTATCCGGCGGCGGTAACGTCGGGATGTCAGGTGGTGCAGACTTGCTTGGTGTGCCTGAGTTATTTGTTGAGGCCAAGAGGGTAGAGCGTCTCAACTTCCACGACGCCTTACGCCAAGCGGAACGGAACGCAGAGAAAACAGGGAGTTCCGAGACGCCGATTGTTATTAACAGAAAGAACCGACAGCCAACAGGAGACAGTCTGTGCTTAGTCAGACTTGACGAGTTCCTAAAATTTTATAAGGCATACTTGGTTCTTGAGGGACAAATTGATACAGAATCCGACAGGGGTGCGTCGGTGCAACGGGTGCAAACAGGAGCTACCATTAAGTGAATTTAGAGTCAGAGCTGGCAAGACCGCAGAAAAAGAAGGTCGAGCTGGAAAACCTTACGGACAATGCAAACAGTGCAACAGAAAACGCACAATAGAAAAATCAAATGGCGACATGAGCCACGCAGTTAGGGCATTGCTGTGGTCTGGTGGGTCACGTCGTGGACGTGGTGCAGAGAGAAGTCGTAAGCATTTGAAACTCGAACAACTAAATCAACTTTACGTTAAACAAAAAGGCAAGTGCGCTCTTACTGGCTATGAGCTTACAGCAATCAGAGGCAAGGAAAACTTCCCTACCAACGTGTCTATCGACCGCATAGACAATTCTAAAGGCTACACCATAGACAACATCCAATTAGTCTGCCGCAAAGCCAACACCATGAAAGGCGAGGAGACACAAAGCGAGTTGTTAGACTGGTGTACTGCCATCCTCCAGTTAGCAGGACGACCGAAAGACTAAGATCTTCTAGTCTTCCTGTACGTTAGGAGGACATCAATGCACATTCAAAAATGGTATGCGTTACATAACTTCTTCGATGACGAGAAAGTTCAGCGCATACTAGACTTAACAAAAAGCACAAATATGATCCGAGCAGGAGTCGTGCAAGACGGGATAAGGATAACGTCGAGACGACAACGTAACTGTAAGTCTGGTTGGATACAGCAAGATATAAATAGTAAGTGGCTCTTCGATGAGATTGGCAAGGCAGTTAGGAATGTCAACGACAGGACATTAAAGTTCGATCTGGACGATGCACAGATAGAACCACTCCAATACCTAGAATATGGCCCATTAGAATTTTACGGTGAGCACGTTGATAACGGGGCTGATCCCGTGTCGTGCCGCAAGTATTCTGTATCAATTCAACTATCCCATCCCAAAGAATATTGGGGTGGTTTTCTTAAAATTAGAGGTGAGGGTCAGTCGCCATACGCCCCCCGTGAACGGGGGTCGATGGCTGTATTTCCATCTCATCTATTACATCAGGCGAGGCCCGTATGGTTAGGAAAGAGGAAAGTGTTAGTAGCGTGGATACGTGGGAAGACTCCGCTATCCTGATCTGCCAAGAGATAAGGGATTGGAGTGAAAAAATACTAGAGAAAGCGTCTGACGAGCACGGCGGCTTTCCTCCCTGTCCCTTCGCCAGACAAGCGTGGATGAAGGAGAACGTGATGGTTCACGTCACTCCAGACTTGGAAGCTGTTATCGAGATGAAGGCACTATACCCACCCACGTCTGACAATATGCACATTATGGCTTGGACAGGGGCTAATGATATGTCTCCCGAAGAGTTCTACAACTGGGTAGACAAGCAGAACAACAACCACTTTGGAGTCTGGATCACAGGCTTTCACCCAGACGCGGAAGATGATGAGTCAATTCCCGAATATAATGGTATCGGAGCGGACGACTACGCCATCATTCTTATGCAATCATATGAACATCTGGTGAGTGCAAGTAAAAGACTCTTTCGCACAGGTTATTACAGAGCGTACACCAGAGAAGACATGAAACTAATCAAAGATCGGAAGGAGAAATTCGATGCGTGGAATGAAAAGATCAATGCGAAAGCCTACGAACACACCGAAGAAGAAGCCGTCATCAAAAGGCTACAAGGCGAAAACAAAGAACACTAAGAGGAAGTAACATGAGAGGAAACAGACGCAAGAACCGAGGGATAGTATTCGGTACTATCTCAGGGTCGGGTGCGCCGAGAGGTAATAACCTCTCGCAACCCAAAGCCCTGCGCATCCAGTCAAATGTAGCTACTCAGTTCGGACGTAGTCTTAACCAGCAAACGCCGAAGTCTACGGCGGGTACTGGTTTTAGCGGAAGATCTGGTTCTGTATTGAGGCGACGCTATTAATGTTAGACAAAGGGTTCAGTAGTATTCTGTCAGGTTTTCTGAAACTAGACGACGCAGTAACCGCGTTTGTTGAACGCGATGATGGCATTGGAAAACAGATGATCCGGGCTATTGCCGGGGAACCCAAGTCTGACGGCGAGCAGCCAAGTCTACCAACCGGGGCAGCCAGCAAGAATGAAGAGTTAAGTCTGAAGGCTGCCGAGCAAGCAGCACAGGAAGACGAGAAGCAAGTCGAAGAAGTCTGGGAACCTCAGACCATAGACATAGTTCAGCAATCAGTAACCGATGCTGTCCAAGATACAAAAATGTTTAATGTAGCAGAGGCCGCTATTACATTTTTCCAATCCCTGACTCCGCAACAACGGATGATGGAGCAACAAGCCTACATGAAATCACGCAGAACAGACGCCGAGAAAAGATCAATAGAGGAATGGTTTTCTACCGATAGATTCCCTGCCTACGTTACTGGCTTTACACAAAACGACCCTCAGACTATGGGTAATTTATCTACCCAACAAAGGCAATCTTTAGAGAAAGCCACGGCAAGTCTGAGTAATTTAGATAATGCAAAGGTAATGGGTTTAGCGTGATTATATGGAACCAATCAGTGCGGCGATGGCCGCATTCGGGGCCGTCAAAGCTGGCATAACTGCTGGTCGGGAACTCCACACCCTAGCGAAAGATCTGGGGAAAATGTGGGATGCCTGTGACGAAGTCAACCGAGATCATTCAAAGAAGCGAAACAGACAAGTCTTGTCAGTAAATGAGGAGGCTCTGTCTACTTTTGTGGCTAAACAACAGGCCAAGGATCTTGAGGAGGAACTCCGCGAACTAATCATATGGACGCGTGGTCAATCCGCATGGCAAGAACTCTTGCAGTTACGCCGTGATATAAAAAGGGAAAGAAAAGAAGCGGAACGTGCTGAACAAAAGAGACGACAAGAGAAGATGGAAGCCATCATAATAATAGGTGGAGCGGCAATCGGTGCGGCTATCTGCATCGGTGGTCTAGTAGCTTTGGTGATGAACTATAGGTGAAAGGAAAACAAATATGGCAATGTTCGTATTAGTGTTTTCTCTTTGGGGTTTTAACGGAGATGACTGGGTGTATATTGGCAACCAGTACATATACAACGAACCTATGCCTATAGATATTTGTATGTTCATTGCCCATCAAAGTAATTGGAGTAAGTACGAAAGGAACGAAAACTATAGGCTATCTGTGGAATGTAAGCCTGCCGTTAAAGAGATTGGTGGCCAGACTTGAAGCCACCAAACCCCAAGAGGGAACGCCTAAGTGTAGTCTTCCAACCACTTCTTCCAGTAGACTTTCCATTTGTCACCCTTCTCTAAGCCGGATCGAAAAGACTCTCGCTTTAGTATTCGGGTGTGAATTAACTTATCAATGATAGGTTTCAAGGATGCGTGACTACGCATTGTTATTAGTGGTATCTCCTTGATCGCTAACGGCCTGTTCAGTTTGTCCAATTCCCTGCTTATCAATATCGCCGCTCGGATCTCCTGTGCTTTGAGTCTGTGCATCCTCTCCTCCTTCCTGTACTCGTGAGATGGTGTTGTAAACCCACGTCGAGTTGTCTGCACATCGCTTAGCGAAGTCTATCAATTCAGCAGCAGCAGTGCGCGACGGAACATTTTCCATCGCCCACTCCACGCTTACGAAACGGTCGCCTTCTTTAACGAGGTAGACTTTGCCTACCTCAATGAATTGCCTCTGATTTTCCATCGTCTGTCCTCTCTGTTGGATTAAATTTATCTAAATCTATCTTCACATCTACGAGGACATCTATCATGTCATTGGCAAAGTCTTTGATTGCCTGACTGTTCTCGCCGCCCGTGTACTTAGTTACTTGCTCGATAAGACCTTCCGTCATTTCTTGCATGGATTTTATTTCATCAGTTGTGAATGGTGGTCTTAGCTCATGTTTAGTTTTTATCATTTGTGCATGTCCTTAACACACCGTTCGAGTACAGACGACTCACTATCGGTAACACGTAATTGCTGTTTTGTCGAATCTGGTGTGTCATATTCGTGACTCGTTACACCCGAACGAGTACGCAGTTGAAAGATGCCGACATGACCAATGTTCTTTAGGTGTATTGGGGTGTCGGATTGGCTATGGTTTTTGACACAGTAGCCCTTGGTAAGGGAGTTACAGATAGGCTGACGTAGCTCAGTGGTAGAGCAATTCGTTGGTAACGAATAGGTCGGGAGTTCAATCCTCCCCGTCAGCACCACACCCTTAAACATAGGTGTGTGTCTCATTTGTGTCGGTGTCCCATAAGAGACTCACCGTACTCTCAAGGTGTGAAGGTGCAAGGTGCGCATAACGCATGACCATCTGTAAACTTGAGTGTCCTAATAAGTCTGCCACCGCTCTAAGACTGGCTCCTTTCTGTACGAGGTGGCTTGCAAACGTGTGTCTGCAATCATGGGGTGTGAAGTCTTTAATGTGTGCCGCTTCGCAAGCAGGACGGAAATAAGTATAGAAATTACTTCTATCCCACTTGCTACCGACAGTATTTGTAAAGACATAGTCGTTCGATCCCTGCCGCTCACCTATTAAAGAGAGAAGGTAAGGTGACAGCTTGACCGCCCGACGTCTTATCTTCTTCGAGCGACCCTTTCGTGAGGAGAAAATAGCTGACTCGTCAACCACGTCTCTCCACAACAGGGAGGTCGCTTCCCCTAGTCTTGCGCCAGTGAAGAAGAGAAAGGCAACAAGACTTTCAATCTCGTCTGGAGACGCCTCAATTAAAGCCTCCATTTCCTCCTTATATAACCACCTACTTCTGGCATCATCGTAAGAAGGTTTCTTGAGATTAATATCTGGCACGTCCATACCGATTGCTCGTGCATGATTCAACATGGCATTCGCGCTCGTCATTTCTCGTGCTAATGTATTGGCCGCAACGCCACGAGTGGCGAAGTGCATCGTAAAATCCGCCAGAGTAATCTTGCTCAGCTTGATCCGCCCAAGGGCAGACTTGATTTGCTCAACAATTCTGACGTCTGTATCCCCCGGCGGACTGGGCCGAGATATGTAAGCATCACAGGCGTCGGCAACGTACTCGACTCCAGACTTGTCTTCCAGACGTCCAGTCATTGCGTCTTCTATGATCTTGCTCATGACAACTTGAGCGTAACGCTTCTCAGGCTTGGTAAAACCCGTCGATTTTCTGACGCGAACAGTTGAACCCGTCAAAGTTTTGACGGTTCCCTGTACTTGCCAGACGTCACCCCTAAGTCTTAGGTTTAGGCTCATGTTTCTTCGTCCTGTATAGCTCGGCGAATGGATCTGGATCTTGGAAGTTAGAGTGCCAATCTTTTGGCAGTCCACCACTGATCCTCATGTAGACATCATCGTCGAGGCTGTTAAATTCTTCCAAGGTAGCCATCACAATCTGCGCACGTGTATTAACCTCATACTTCTTGGCTATTGTCCGCACGTAGACTTTGGCTGTGTCTTCCGACACATCAAAACGCTTAGCTATTTCTGAGTTAGAGCAACCATCAAGCAGCATTTGTAATGCCCCATGTTGCTTGGTAGTCAGTTTGTATAGGGTGTTTGATGGGTGGCCCTGTAATATAGTCTCCGTCTGCCGAACAGCAGGGGATTGTTCTTGGGTCTGCATTACGTCGAGGTACGTATTTACCGCTCGCGTAAGCAATTTGATCTGCTCGTACTGGCCTTCTACTAGCTCGTACAAGTCGTTCAGATTTCTCTCCGTCAAGTTTTTCTCCAGTTTTTATTGATCTGTAGCACCTAGTGCAAATTAATTTGTAACAATGATTAATTAGAATATTTATGTTGCTTACTTTGGGTGGGCCTATCAGAGAGATGGGGCTACTCCATTCGCTTCCCACCCAGTCAGAGTTAGCACAACCTCGCGCCATATACTTAAACTTACTTATCTTCTTTCTTGTGCTATGTGGAACTGTTGCCACATATGCCCAACTAAAAATATCTGTATTCATGTGATGTCCTTTTCATCTGTAAAGTTTTGGAGTGTATCCCATGTTATACACCTTTCGTTGTTTTGTCCATCCCCTTCGTGACAACGGGGGCTTCGCGCCCCCGTTATTGATTGCCAGACTTTAAGCAAGTCGTGCTTCGACGTCTTTGATAAGCTCCCTGTAGTTTTTTGCTTGGGAAATGTGCTCACAATTTTCTATTGTGATTGTGTTGCTTCCCGAATCTTTGAACTGATATGAACTTGATGATGATCTGGTGACGAGGTGATATGCTTTTTCGTCACCCTTCACACCGAGCACAACAAGCTCACCCATTTTTGTATCATTGGATAAGTTGTTGACCCACTCACCTTCTATCTGAAACATACCCTTCTTGGACATGTCGATAGCCTTGGCACTCCGCATCCAGTAAGTCTTGGACGACACACCACGTGGCTTGCGCTTCCAACCAGACTTTTTCGGCGTCGTACTCGACTCCGGCATAGCGTGGCCCAGCTCCTTGCAAACTTCGGTAATCATCGCAACAGTTGCCAGACGTTCTGCGTCTGACATCGCCCGGAACATTTTCTCAATCGTCTGTACTATCATCATTCCTCTCCTCTTTGATTGTGCCAACCACCGTGTAGTTAGGCTGTTCAGTTTCGTAATGTTGTCCATCATCGACCGACCACTCATGCTCTGGCACGTCGACCCTCACGCTAATCGCACCGCCTTGGTACGACGAGACACGGTACTTGAATGGGCAAGCCTTCACCCATTCGAGCACCATCTCCATGTTATGTATTTGATCTAAACTCATGCTCTGTTCTCCTTTGATTTCAAGTTATAGTCGTGAATGATTGTTCCTAAGTCTGCGTTGCCGACCCATTGCTCTTCGATCCACTTGGTTGTGAATGTTCCGTCCTTGTGCTTGAGTCTGCGCCAATGCCCACGTCTGACGTGCCGACGCTTGGGTGCGCCACCGCCCTTGAACATCTTCTCGTAGCGTGTTGTTCCACGTGGTTTTGGTAAGTCTATGTCGAGAAGTCTGACCTCATTGCGAGGCACACGTTGACCCCATGCCATCGACCGTAGCTTGGTTTCGATCTGGTCACGCTCCACTACTGTGTGCGGATAGTTGACCAGTGCAAGTACCGCCATCAGGTAGCGAATGTCACCTGTCCATGCGAGAAGTGCTCCCTGTTGGGAATCTTTGTGAACCTTCATCTGGTCTGCATGGGTGGCCACTGATGCGGTGTTGTACTTGAGTTGCAAGGACGAGAATGTACCAAGCGTCATGGTGACGCGATGGAAGACGTCTGTCATTGGTCGGCGACGTTGTTGACTCCAGTGCTTCGTGTATGGCGCACCGATTAACAACGGCCCCTGCTCACCCATCATGTCCTCAATATCCGTGGCACTCACACCGTGCGACTCAAACCCCGTGTCTGACCTTTTGGAGAAAGACAGATCCGCAAGTCTTTTCCTATCGAATGGCTCATCACATGTGAAGTTGACCGCCCACTCTGGACTCCCGATCTTGCCATCGATCAGAGCATACTGTTGGCACAACCAACCCTGTCCGTGTGGCTCGTTGCTCGTGATATGAAAACCTATCTTGGCAACCCATTGGCTAGGGTCTTGTTCCTGTGTGATCTCCATGCCCATCTCTTCCATACACTCGAACAGAATAGGCACACGTCTGGCGTCTTCCCACTCAATCCATAGGTTGTCAAAGCATGGTCGCCCGACAGAAAACATATCGAGCAGACGTTCGGGTGGCACAAGACTTGCCATCGCAGCGTGACGCATCAGACTTGGCTGCACTATGAAACGCTGTGCTCCTATCAAGTCTGCGCGTAGGGTTCTCACCTCACGGTCAACGATCTTGTTAAAACTTTTGTTCTTCACACCGAAACAGGGGGCGTGAAACCCCCTCTTCGGTGCAGACAGTGCGGCTAACATTAGGTTGTACAGGCTCGTGTCTTCGTAGCTCATGTGTCTTCTTCCTCTCGTGTTAAGTTGACTAACTTCCAAGCCAGCTCGTGAAGCTGGCTCATAGTTTCGGACTCCTCCATTTCTTCGTGGAGTATCCACTCGAACGTCTCTAAGCAGACGTTGATCTGCTCACGACGTCTGGGGTCACTCCGTAGTTTCATGGCTGACGTTCGTCTGTGTCGATTCGACCGTCGACGCTGATGTTTCGTCTGCGCTTGTCATACGGGTCGAGGTGAGAGAAGTTCGCTTGCAACAACACGGACAATCCCTTGCGTAGATTGTCGGGGCAGAACATGCCGCCCTTGTACAACAGACCTGCACCCTCGGCTACGTCTGCGGTATACCTCGCAATGATGGTAACGAGCTTGTCCCACTCAGCTTGTGTGTATCCGGCGTAACCCTTGATAGGTTGGTCTGGCGTCGGCAATTCCTGACACGCAAGTAATAGCTCGTCTGTCTTACCCTTGGATGCCACGCTTGGAGTAGCCGCTTCTGGGTGACGCTTGAGGTATTCTTCACGTGACATAACTGGCCTACGTGGTGCAGTATAGATGGGCTTCTTGGTCTTATACTTACGCTTTGCTACCGCATGGTTGGACTCTGGAGTGGCGAACAAGTCTGTCGATACAGTGGGTGTCGGGGCTTGTTCGTCTTTCTCAATGCCGTATGAGGCGAGAGATTTCTTCGTAATGTCCTTGATTACATCATCAGCTTTTTTCATCTGTAGTCTCCTTGGTTCTAAAGAATCCTCGATATTGAGGATGGTTGTGCATGAAGTATCGTGCGTAGTAAGCACGATGGTTGTTGGATAGTTTGAACTTCTCACCATGTGTCTCGATGTCCGTGTGCCATCTGATGCGCTCGAACACTGAGTTGATTGAGTAGTTCGCGAACCCACGTCTAATCACGTCGAACGTGAACCGTTCCACGAGTGAGTACACATGAGGGTTTTGGTTGTGGTATTGCCACCATCTGCGCTTGAGTGATTCAGTCATGGGAAACCTCGTCGATTACCTCCGTGAGCCAGTCAGGTGCTTGTCGATTGGTATACACATGGCACGTAGTTTTCTCGCACCTGTAGAAGTCACGGTACGAAGCAACGTGGCAAGGAATTTCACCACGCCATGCGTCAAACTCAATCTTGTAGATGTCTGGCATACAGCGAGGTGGGTTACGCCATGTCTCGTCTGGCATGTGGTGATGCACCGCCATGCTGAGCACGGGCAACATAGACTTGGTCTTGTGCTCGTGGTTGTACCGTAGCTCAAATTCCTTGGCGAGTTCGATAGCATGGTCAAGCAACCACTGTGCATGTAAGTAAGACTTGGCTACCCACTTGGTCATGGGGTGATGCTCATACGCAGACTTGTAACCGCCGCCGTCGTATCCGTGCTGACGCACGGCGGTGAACAACATCTGTGCAGACTCGACGAGCATCTTACCGATATGCTTGTCACCCAATGATTGCGCGGCAATCTTGGGGTTGTCGTCAACGAAAAATATATTCACGTTAGTTCTCCTTTCAGTTGTTTGATTTGGGTGTCGACTTCCATGCAGATCTGTTTGATCGTGCTGAAATCCTTGTGACGAACGCTCCGCGTCTTGACTCGCAGTGCAACAGCGAGCCAGAAGCGCATGTCTCGTCGGGGGTGTAGGACATACCACTCAGTGCGTACCTTGACGCGCTTCATGACACGTCCAAGAGCTTGCTGTTATCCACGATGTACCGCTCACCGATAAGCGCACGAGCAAGCTGATCCATGGCCGCACCTGCAAGGTCGGATATGTCATTGATAACAGTGTACTTGGGGTAGTAACGCTCGACTGAGTTATCCATGATGCCGAGACCGATAATGTCCGTGCCAGACTTCTCAGCATCAGCAACAGCTTGACGTGTGTACTTGTCGACCTTGCGACGGTCGCCACCACATGCGGGTAGACCATCCGACAGCACGAGCATCACACGACGTCGCTCTTGTCGTTGCAACAAGCGGTCGTGAGCCTTCTCGATAGCGTCACCGTCACTGTTCTCGTCCAATGCCATGTGAGCCATGGAAGCAAGCGCACCCTTGGCATCGAACAAACGCTCGTCGAACTGCTTGAAGATGTACATGTCGAGTGGTTGCGCACGGTCGTAATGAACACCGTCACGTGGGCTGACGTAGGGATTGGTGAAGCCGAGCACCTCGTAAGGTATGTTGGCTTTTTCCAACGTCTCGCAGATGGCAATGCAACACTGCGTTGCAAGGTAGATCTTGGAGCACATGCTGCCGCTCAAGTCTACGAGCACGGTCACTGCCGTATCGAGTTCCGTCCTGTCGGTGCGCATCTTGAACACGTTGGCCTTGCCATTGAACGCTTGCGTGAAGCGTCGGGTGTCAAGTCTTCCGTCCTCACGACCGTAATCCCAGTCACGCTTCTGCTTGGACATAAGCGAACGCATGAGCTTGGAGCGCATACTATTGGCTTCGGATGCCATACGATTGAGCATGTCGTCATAGTGTGCGCCAGTAAGATGACGCAGACGATCAGAGTGTCGCGTCTTGAACGTGCGGTGATGCCATGTGTCCTTCTCAGTCCATGGTGTGTAGCTGAAACCATCACCGCCTGTAGTGAACTCGTTACGCTCGAACATCCGTGTAATTGCGTCTTGCAACTCAGGATTGTAGGGCGTTACGTCTTCCTCTTCGGGGTGGGTAGTATCGTCATCAACACGGGGGCCGCCTCCAGCTTCATCCCGATCAGCGTCGTCGTCGCTAGTTTCATCAGCTCCGCCGTCGTTGCGTTCTTCTTCGTGATTGTCATCGTCAGTGGGAACGGGTTCTCCTCGTCCTTCACCATCGCCTGTATCTTCACGCTCTTCGTCGTTCTCTGTTGGTTCGTCTCCTCGCCCATCTTCCGGCTCCTCCTTGTAGTCTTCGTCGCGCAATGATTTCTCAACCACACGAGCGAGCGCGATTACGTCTTCGGTGGTTTTGCAATGATCGAGTGCGCCGACCCACTTCTTGACCGCAGATTGTAAGTCTACGCTTGCGGTATCGATACACTCCTGACAGGTATCGCCGCCGTAAGACTTGCGACCCTCCCATGTGATAGCGACCGCACCGATGGCGCGATCCTTGGTTGGTATGCTTGGATCATTCTTGACAGCTCGCAGATATTCCTTGTTGACTGCCGTAGCCGTGGCTCTGAGATTGTGAGCCGCGCCGGGATAGTCTTCGATAACACGACGCTCAAGCCAGATGTCTTCGAGTGCATTCCACACAGACTTGAGGTGCATGTCACCCTTGGACTGACACTCACGAGCAAGACGTTGCACTGCCGCATGGTTGGTGTGCTTGACGTGACCAGACTCGTGATCGACATAGCCGCGCAGAATATCCATCTGCTCGTCTGTCATGGTGCTGTTGCGGTCAATCGCAGGTAGCTTGATGGTCTCGCCATTGGTTGCCGCTTGGTCGCCAGCGAACACAACCTTGACGTCATGCTTGCGTCCGAACACTGCGGATGATTTGGTTAGTTCGTTTACGAATGTTGATGTCTTCATGATTACCCCCAGACTCGCTGATAGATTGCCTTGAGCACCGCACGGTCATTGACAGACGCACGGTCAAGGATGGTGGTTGATATGGCCTCCTCGACTGCCCTCGACTCGTCGTCGATGAAGGACATGTATGCGGTCATGGCCTGACCTAGTGCGAGGTATCCACGTGGTGATATTGGTTGCATGACCTTGGATGTGGTGAACGCTTCCAGATGCTCGGTGATGTAGCTGTTGAGCTTGTTGACGTGGTCTACGCTGAGCTTTGGCAGACGTGCCTTGATGAGCTTCAAGCGATCAGACGGCTTGAGGTAGTCGACCTTGATCCACACGGTGAAGCGGTCGAGGAATGCCATCGACTGCGGACGAGCACCCTGATAGAGACCGAACTCGTCACCCTGACCCACGGTATTGCCAGTACCGAACATACGGAACAGCTTGTGAGGCATGACCATGCGACCACCATCCTCGGTGAGCATGAGACCGTTGCCCTCAAGAGCACGTTGCAAGACGTAAGCAATGTCTGGACGCACGAAGTCTATCTCGTCGAGACAACCAATGTACGGGCCAGACATCATCTGTGGAAGGATACCGTCGACGAACTTGGAAGACGTTACACCACCGTCATTGGTGAGTACGTCACGACCGATCAAGTCCATACGAGTGATCTCACTGTCGAAGTTGATGCGCATGAACGGCCAGTTGAGACGAGCGGCAACTTGCTCCACGAGCGTAGTCTTGCCCGAACCAGTGTGACCGTGAAGGTAGCACCGTTGGTTGGTCATGATGGCGTAAAGCACACGCAGTAACTCGAACGGACGGAAGACGTAATCCTCGTCGACCTCCGGCACGTGAGGATGTGGTGCATCCCACTCCCAACACGGAACCTTGAAGCTGAATTGCTTCTTGCCACGCGAGAGATTGAAAGCTACATGCGCCTCCTTGGTCTTGAGACTACCGCTAGGGATCGTACCGTCACCCTTGGCCTCTTCTGCTACAGGTGCGACGGACATGGTAGGTGCGGACTCGGCCTTGGTGAGTTCGTCTGAGAGTGAGTTCATCTCGTCGATGATCTCGCCGATGGGTGGCAAGCCAGACTGCGCTAGTGCGAGATTGATAAGCGCGGGATCGGTAGGTGGGTTGAGCAATACCCTCGCGGTTGGCTTGGTATCCTCGACGTCTGCCTCCTCTGACATGCGTGAGATGATCTTAGCGTAGAGGTCTATATCCTCTTTGCTCATGGCCTCGATTTTGAGGTCTGCCTCGGTGCGAGGTGCGTCCTTGTCATCACGTACCGACACGAGTGCCTTGACACCATTGACAGTGTCGCTGTCGGTTGCGGCTTCCAGATCTGACCAGATGGTCATGTCGTCTGCGAGTCCGTTGATACGTGCGTAGTCAAACGCATTGATTGCGGCTGTTAAGCTCATGGGCTTCTCCGATGTTGCTGTTGATGTTCTTGCGTAGATCTTGTCGAACTCACGCCTGATGTCGTGATGCTCGGCGAATGAAAGACCACGACGCCCTGTGGCGGCGTAGGTGTCTGGATCTGTGATGGCTAAGCGTGTTTTGTTCAGCCAGACTTCTCCCAACTCGTGCTCGATCAAAACACACAGTGTTGGTACTGTCATGTTGTCTCGAATGCACGATGCTGTGCGCTTTTCCCAAACACTCTTGGGAACCTTGCTCGGCGGTGCGTCTTTGACTGTGTCGATAAGTTCTTGCATCTCGGTAACTCTTGCCACCTGTGAGAACAGCTTGCGAATAGCCGCTCGACGTTTGGCGAAGTCGGTGATACCGAGACATGAACGCAGCTCTGTTTGCGTTGGTGTCATGTAGACCTCCTTGGGTTGATGTGAGCACCAAGGGTGTCACTGTATACCTTACGATACACAGTAGACACCTTTAGCGCAAGTTTAATGTTGGGGTTAGTGCTCTGAGGGCAAGTAGAGCGTGTATGCACCGATCTCGTTTGGTGCGGCCCAGATCTCGAAGTCGTCGCTTACGGAGTCGAAGTCGAAGTCCGTGTATGGAATGTTGACTTCCTTGAGGACGTTGTCGTTACCGTCTTCAAGCACAAGCACTGCGCCATCGCTCTCTGTTCGCGAAAGAGCGGCCCTTGGCTTGAGTTTAGCGACGACGAACCTTACGTCCTTGCCGTTATTGGCAAGCTCTCGAATGTGCAAGTCGATGTCTTGCACGAGCCAAAAACAGTTAAGCGTGGTCGCTACGTGCGTAACGCCTTGGCTCATAATTGACTTGGTCAATCCGAACCGAGCAAACTCCATGCTTCCAGTGAATTGCGACAAGTCGAGTTTAGTTGATGTTTCCATGAATACCTCCGTGATGTTGTGGGAAACGACGAGAAGCCAGTCGACAAGTCGACCAGCTCCTCACTCTAAAAGTTCCTTTTAAGATTGCGCACATGTGTGTGTGCGTGTGTCCGTGAGACGTCAAATAATCTCGAACTCGCCGGAGACGGAATTGACTTCATCCCATCCGATTGGCGATGTTGCACCCGTTACTGGGTCTGGCGTCGTGAACTCACCTTCGTGCCATTCTTTCCGAGCGATCTCTTCGGCTTGTTCTTGACTCGCGGCCTTGATCGTTCTCTCCCACACCGTGGTGTGCTGAACTAAGATTTCGTACTCGTCCATCACCACCTCCATGGCATGATTGATAAGCACTCGCCCATGACACGTGTGCCATCGGCTTGTGGGAAACTCTCTCCGCATCCCATGAGCCAGTTGAGTATCAGCCACGCGAAGAAAAGCCCGAACGCGGCTGTGGCAACCGCTCCGAGCGTGTTCTCGACCCACGTACTCGTGCGTCGTTGTTGTTGTTGTCTGTCCATGTGTGTACCTCCGTAAATTTGGGACAAAAAAAACCCCCACAGGCGCGAGCCTGTGAGGGTTGGTTGGGTGTGTGCGCTTATGACTTCGTCTTGAGCGCGAGGAGCTTGTGTGTGAACGCGGTGAACGCGGCATCGTCGAGAGCAACGAGTTGCTCTGCAAGCGCGTCTAGGCCGTTCTGAGCGTCAGCCTTCGGCTGAGCCTTGGGCTTGGAAGCCTTCGGCTTGGCGGTCGCCTTGGCCTTGGTCGGAGCCTTCGGCTCTGCGTCCGTGTTAGCCGCAGTCACAGCCGCCCATGCAGCGTTGCGGTCGGCCTTGCCGACTGCGGCGTAAGCCGCCATGCGCAGGTCATCACCCGCGTTGGCCGCTTTAGCGGCGTTGCTCCAACGCTTGCGCTTGGACACGACGGCTTTAGCCGTGATGTACTCGATAGCGGCTTTGCGCTTGGACTTGGTCGCGTAGCCTTTGGCTACGTCTGCGAGTGTGCTACCTGCGTATGCGTTAGCGTCGATGATTTCTTGTGCTTGTTCGTGTGTGAGTGTCATGTACGTTTCTCCGTGTCTGACGTTACGCAGTTCGACGGAATGCCGAGCTGTCACCCCAAAAGTTCCTTCGGATTGCACACACGCGTACACATGGGACGACACCGCCAAGCTGTTTTCGTAAGCTCTTGAAATGATTGAGCTTGGGGTCTGAAAGACCATCGTTTGTGCGCTCGCGGAGATCAGTTCCAAAACGTGCGCCAGCAGATGAGCGCAGACACCCCTACGAAGGGAGAGGAAATGGAGCAAAATCAGTGGGTTAGCCTCGCATGTGTCACACATGTGACGAACACGAGCGGAATCGCAACCGGGGGGCGGCAGGGGTCGACCCGCCGATGGAGTCCCACGCGATCACGTCACCTCCCCACCCCTCTGACTAAGCGCACCATTTTTTGAAAACGTCTAATGACAAGGAGTTCAGTAGAAATAACATGCCAAAATTGCGGCAAACAGTTCTCAACCAAGGCGTATCACAAGGATCGTCGGAAATACTGCTCCATGGAGTGCAGGAAAACAGCTCCACATCTAAAGAAGGCCAGTGAAATGACAGCATTAACTACAGAACATAAACTTACCCCCGCAGAAAGCGGCAAAATCAGGGCAGAAATAGCCAATTACATGCGAGATCAGCTAGTAGACGCGCATCAGGTGGTTATGGGAGCTAAAGAATGGAACCCTACACAGGCCAGAGTCTTTGGAATCCTGCTAAATAAGGTGGTTCCAGACCTAAATGCCAGCTTTCACCAGCATGAGCACAGCACAAAGATGCTGACAGACCTGTCTCGTGAAGAATTAGAGGCGATTGCGCAGGGTGTTTCCGAGGTTGAGGTAGAAGGAGGCGAGGTAATAGACCATGAAGGTTAAGAATATACAGAAAGATGCGCTTGAATCGAGCATATCACTAGGTGATTTCGGCAATGCCATGAAACAACTAGACCTTGAGTCAGTATCCAAGGAGAAGGCAGCAGAAGCCATTAAAGACCATTTAATGAAAGTAATGGCTGACACTATCAAAGACAAACAAAAGGCGCAGGAGATCCATATAAGCCGCATATTGCGGAGAAACAAAACCTAATGGCCACAAAACTATCTAAAGCGCAGATAGCTAGGTATCTATTAAAGATAAGAGACGCCGGAGATAGCTTCGAGGCGTTTGTTAAGATCATGTATCCAGAATGGGAACTAGCAGACTTCCAGTTAGAGTTAATCGACGCGCTAGATAAACTGGAAAAAGATGAGCTAGGTGTCAACAACCTTCTCGTCACCATGCCACCCAGACATGCGAAGTCTACCTTCGGCACTGTCCTGTTCCCTTCCTACTACATGGCACGTAATCCCAGCAGATACGTAATGTCATGTAGCTATAACGCACAACTGGCTACAGACTTCGGTCGTCAAGTAAGATCGGTGGTAGAGACCAAGCAGATAAACCAAGCATTTCCAGACTTCACATTGTCAACTGAATCACGTGCTGCTGACGTATGGAGAACAGAGGTTGGTGGGGCGTACTTTGCCGTTGGTGTGGGTGGTACGACATCGGGACGTCCCGCCAACCTCCTCCTTGTCGATGACCCTATCAAATCCCGCGAAGATGCGGAGTCTATGACCCAGCGCAACAAGACGTGGAACTACTACACGTCTGCACTAGCCACACGTCTGCAACCAGAGTCAGGCGGATCTAAGCCAAAGCAGATAGTAATTCTTACACGCTGGCATCCAGACGACCTAGCTGGAAGACTTCAAGCAAGTGAAGACTGGAAGGAAGGGCGGTGGAAGCACATCAACTTCCCAGCCATTAAGTCTGTACCCGGCAAGAAGATCAGCAGACGTATGCTCCCAGAAGACGACCCACGTTATGTTACACCAGACGAGTACAGATCATTGGCTCCGGGGAAACGAAACGTAGATGGCCAAGAAGACGAAGTACCATTATGGCCGAGCAGGTTTCCGCTAGACGACTTGAAGAGGCGTGAGAGATTAAACCCGCGAGAGTTTGCATCTTTGTACCAGCAGCAGCCATACATCGAAGGCGGTAACATTATCCGCACAGAGTGGTGGCAGAAGTATCCAGAAGACTTAAAGCCTGAGAAGTTTGTCTCTCTTATAATAACTGCTGATACAGCATTCAAAAAAACAGAGACAGCAGACTACAGTGTTTTAGTCGTAGCTGGCGTAGATACAAACGGTGATATGTATATTGTCGATCTTGTCAGAGGCAAGTGGGACTTCCCAGAGCTAAAAGCCCGTATGATCCGTCTAAACAACGTCTGGCGCGGCAAGGGACTCAGAGCCATGTACATTGAGGACAAGGCTAGTGGTCAATCTTTAATACAAGAACTCAAACGTGAATCTGGCATGTCTGTTATTCCATACAAGGTAGTAAATGATAAAGTCGCCAGAACTAATGCTGTACTCCCTATCATTGAAGGAGGTAGAGTATTTCTTCCAGAAGAGTCTCCATGGCTCGATGACTTCATTGATGAAGCTGTTAGCTTCCCCAATGGTAATCACGACGACCAAGTAGACGCCATGGTTATGGCTATAGACTGCTTGTCTCGCACTTCAATATCACCCGAAGCATGGTCATTGCATTCGGACACAACACAATCTCTTAACAACAATCAACAAGACTTCGGCAAGTCTTTAATGTCTAGCGTCAAGGGTGTTGCTTCAAAGTGGCAAGGATGGGGTTTGTAAGGACGACCACCATACGCCTGTAAGTTATCTTTGGTGAATAGAAACGGCGGGTAGTGCAAATGAATCCACAGGTAAATTATAGATCGTCGGAATACAACTCAGGCCCGAACGAAGGCCAGATTGTAGATCTGTCGGAACACGCGGAAAAACTCATAAATTACGAAGACATCTCTGACCTGCTTACAGAGGAGCAGGAGCGTCGTCTTGTCGATTACGTCAAGTCTATGGCTGATATGTCTTACTTCAAGATTAGAAAACGATACGACCACTGGAAGGAAGCTGACCGTGCTCACGATGTTTATGTACCTGCGGATACCACAGAGTTTAGAGAAAAAGCAGTTATGGCGGACACCCGTGCCATTGCCGACACTGTTCTCACCTACCTTATGGCCGCAATGGGCGGAAGAAACCCAATGTTCCAACTTGAGGGACTCAACAGAAAATCAAGAAACGCCAGCCTCATTCTCGAACGCGTCCTCCATCAACAGATGCGAAGAACCGCAGGAGAAGCACGTCTGGCTCAACTTCTCTTGGACAGTATACGATACGGGTTCGCCCCCACTAAAGTTGTGTGGGATGCTAAGACCAACCAAAACAAACTCGTCAACTTCGATCCAAGACGATGCTTCCCCGACCCCAGAGTAAATTGGGGTGACTGGGAGAACATGCAATTCGTAGTCTTCGCAGACTACATGTCATTTAGTGCTCTGGAGAACAGTGGCTTGTACCCCAAGCTCAAGAAGTATCCAGCACTCCGTCATAAGATCTCTCCGCCTCGGAATGCGTGGAATGCTCATCACTGGCATAAAGAAGAGGGTCGTGGATTATCAATAGACCCAGCACAGCCACACCAGAGAGAGCGGATGGATCATGCTTATTTCACACTCGGCGATGCTAGAGTTGTGGATGAAGCGTGGGTACGTCTATCAGGACACGAGATTGGAATACCTAGCATAGACCGCATCTTCTTAGTCATGACAATTCTTGACGAGAATGTAGTCATCAGGTTCCAGTTAAACCCATACGGACAACAATTCCCCGTAGTCTTCGGCGGTCTGTATCAAGACAACCACAAGACTTACGGTCAATCTTTGTATGACCTCATCTTGCCGATGCACGACATCGCCACATATTTGATGAGATCACGCATAGATAACATTAGTGCCGCACTAAACAACTTAATCTTTGCAGACCCAACTCAGGTCTCCATACCAGACTTAATAGACCGAAACCCATGGGGTATTGTCAGGACACTTCCGGGCAGTAAACCGGGTGACGGTGTATTTATCGCACAAGTGCCAGACGTCACACGCGGACATCTTAACGATATAGCGTCGATGTCTGAGCTGAAGCAGCGCGTCAGCGCAGCGTCAGACGCACAGCAAGGTATGCCGACCTCAGACGGAATCCGCACAGCAACGGAAATTCAGCGTTTAACCCAACTCGGATCGCAGAGGCTCGGCGTACTCTCACGAATTATGTCTGCAACAACCATTCGACCAATGGTCAGAATGATGGTGGCAAACATACAAGACAGTCTGTCTATGGAAGGATCTATTAAGATCGACCAGCAGAATATGCCGAACCAACTAGAGAGCATGGTTCAAGATGGATACCTAGATTACAACGTCACTAAGGATCTACAAGGTGACATTGACTATCTGGTCATTGACGGAACACTTCCTCTCGAACCAACCCGTAATGCTGAGACATGGATGAACATGCTTCAGATTATGAACAATACGGGTCTAAGCATGGAATACGATGCTGGCCAAATAGCAGAAGAAGCTATCAGGGCCATGGGCATTACAGACTTAGATAGGTTCAGAGTTTCACAAGAGCAGATGCAGCAACGTGGCCCCAGCCCATCACAGCAAATGATGATGATGGAAAAGATGCGTGGTGCAAACGTACAACCTCAAGAGAACATTGACCAACAAGTACAGGCAGGAAATCTTGTCCCAATCTCCGAAGCAAGGAGACGCTAATGAGCAGAAAAGCGTTAGCCAAGAATGTCGATCCGGCGGTTGCAGGATTGTTAGAAGCGGTAGAAAAAGATTTGCTCGGATCTATGGCGGAATACAAAACCTTATTCGCGGAGCAAAGAAAAGCTGCAAGCCAAATGGCAAAGGATATTGCCTCGCTCCAAAAACACGCAGACTCTACAGAAAGCAGCATCGCAGCAGTCGAAATGAAGGCTAAGAACCTCATCGACAAGTCGCTGTCTAGTCAATCAACCACAGACACCTCATGGAAAGACGAGGTATCCGTTTTGGCTGGTGAGTTAGTTGCTCGTGTTGAAGGGTTTGAAAGGAGAATGGATGACCTAGAGCACAAGCTCACGCGTTACTTCGACAAAGAGAAGTACGCCATAACAAAGGGCATCATCACTCAGATAATAAATGAGGAGAAAGTAAATGGCTGAAACTAGACCTATTGGTGAACAGCTCCGCTTTCTATCTACTACTACTGGCGAGCACATCCTTGATGACTACTTAGAGGCTTCCGAAAAAGGCGGTCGCACTGTTCCCGATTTACTTGGTGATATTTTTGCAACAGCCGATGGTGCTTTTAAATCTGATGTATTTCAGTTTAGAGAAGACCCTAGCGACCCCGGAATGTTTCAAGTCCGTGTTGGCCAGTTCATTAATGCCGACACAGGCTGGCAAACTATTACGTTCACAGACTTCCATGATTATGTGGCAGACGCACTGTCATACAAGAACGCTGCTGAACTAGCGAAGACACAGGCAGAAAGCGCGAGAGACGACGCACTTCCAGTAATAAACAACATAACAGACGTCTTATCTGTGGCCAGCAGTATTACAGACATAAACACTGTGGCCGATCAGCTAGGCGGTGCAGTCAGTCATGCTGTTACTGTAGCTGGCGGTAAATTTTATATCGACGGTGTTCAGACACCAGCAGTTAAGCTGAAGGGTGGATTTACATACACATTCGACATATCAGATAGCTCAAACACAGGACACCCATTCCGTTTTAGTATTAATGCAAATGGTGGCCCTGTATATACAACTGGTGTCACAACAACAGGAACAGCAGGAACGGCTGCTGCTCAGCTAGTAATAGCAGTAACCAACGCTACTCCTCTCCTGTATTACTACTGCACCAACCACTCAGGAA